TTTATAAGTGCTGTTGTTGTAGCTGGACAAGTATAAACAGTAGTTTTGTTTGTCGTTGTCAGATCAAACATTGCATTTTTATAAGTATTAGCCATTTGGTTTGTCTGGGTAGTCTATATTATTGATGTCTTCAACAGTATTCAGACCTTGTGTAATATTTCTAAGTTCTGTTCTGTAGACCATCCACTCTGATCTTTTTGCAGGTGTTAAAGGATTATCTTGTAAAACAGTCCAATCTGTTTCAGCTAATAGTTGATTTCTACGTTGCCTTAAATCTGCCATAGCTCTATCAAATGCACCATCA